CGTGCGAATCGTTGCCGCCGTCCGGCTCGCGATCCTGTATTGCCAGACACACTCATGATCGCAAACCGAGTGGCATTCGTAGGTTTTCCCGACTTCGAACCGCGTCATCGTTCTCTCCCCTGGTTAGCGTTTGACCTGTCTCGTCAGTGCCGGGCGGTCAGCCCGGCAGACGGCCCGAGGGCCGTTTCGACTCATCCCGCGTTAGATTCGTTCACCGCAATTCGTCATGCAGTTCGCGTTGGCCACAGCTTCGGCTTCTGACCGAAAGCCTTCCTCGATCGTGACGCTCCCGGGGTAACGGCGGGAGTCGTGGATATAGATGAAAAACACCGGCTTCCCTTTCCCGTCAAACCCCTGTTTGATTTCCCAGTTGAACGTTTCCTGCGTCATCTGTTCCAGTGTCATCGTCGTCTCCCGGTTGAAGGTCCGCTTCGCGTCAGTCGCGTTGCGATGGCGGATTAGACCAAAGTGTCGGCAAGGCGTCAAGCCTGACGCCTTGCAAAATGTCCCGATTCTGAAATTTTCCGAAACTCGTCTTTTGTCCCGATCCTGTCCCGGTTTTCCCGGGACAACGCCGGACGGCCGGACAAACTCCGCAAAACCTCGCGACTCGCTTGACAGAGCCGGCGGAGTCGCTATCGTCACCCCCGCACGCTTACGACAATCCGAACAAAGAGCCCGATCAGGGCGAGGCGCCGGTTCTCCGGCACGGCAGTCGTAGCCGGTGCAACCTCTCCCTGACCGGGCTTTTTTCGTGTCCATAGCTCCCCGAGCGACGACGTTGTCCCGAGTCGAAAATCGGGAAGGGACCGCCCGGCCTTCGAAACAGGGCATAATTCAAACGAGCATCCTTGCGGCGAATCCGGCGACGTACGACACCGGTCGGAATTCGTTCTGGTCCCCAGAAACGCAAGCGGAGTGGCTGGGTGAAACCGGTGCGGAACTCCGAAATCAAGCCACGGCACCGGCGGTCATGCGTCCCGAAGGCGGAGGCTGACTATTCACCGACTCCATCTGCTCTTTAGAGAGCCACTGGGGTCGGTGCGCAAACCCTCGACAGAGGCTGACCTGGCAGCCGTCCGACTGAATGACAGCCACAGACAGCGCAACAAGCGACATCTTGGGAGTTTTTGGATCAAGCGCAACCGACCGCGCAATTTTTGAAATTTCGAGTTTTTGTTTTTTTCGAACGGAGCAATTGAGTCATGGATGAACACGAGAGACTATCAAAAGCTGTTGCCGCAATCATTGAATTCGACAATCGAATTCAAGTCACGCAGGCTGATACTCAAGTAGTCGGCCACTCATTTGCAAATCCGGCCAGTATTCGCCCGTCCTGGACTCTGGCAGTCGCCACAGCATGCGTATTGTGTCCGTGGCTGCGTGACGATGATGCCAGCAACAGCGACTGGTCAATGAACGTGTTTACCTCTGAAGGACTGTGGTCCTTTCCCGCGTAAAGCTGGCACGATGTACTGGCACAACAGGATACGAACATGCGACCGTACGGATGGAAATTGCATCTATACCGGGACGATGACTTCGGCCCGGCATCGAAACACGCTCCCGGAATGCGTAGCAAGCAGCGTCGCACTTCACGGCGCCTGCTGCACAAGCAAGGGCGAAGTCAAGGCCGGCAGCAAATCGCCAGCAGTATCCGAGAGTCTGATTGTCCGGATAACCGGACAACCGCGATCAATGAGGTTGCGTGACACGTCGCCTGACGGGATACTATGTCTCCCCCGGCCCGGACGTTGAGCACATTGCGGAGTCACTCACCGCAATGAGGTTCCGTCCGGGTTTTTCTTTACTGATCTAAACCGAACTTTCGTCGTTCCGTCCGGCATTCGGACGGTTTGACAAAGAAAAGGCTGCTGTTCGGTGATGCCCTCATCCTGAAGTTCCCTCGCCTCACAAACACCATCAAACTCTGTCCCGTCGTAACCTCTCAGAGTTACGCAGGCACGATCTCCACGGATTGACTCGACGAAGCCATTGAGCGTATCAATCACTGACGTAGTTCTGTTACTCATCATAATTGCCATCTAGGACATAAAGGCACTACAAGTAGCTCTTACCACCAGTGCCAATGATCATCACGCCGAAATCGAGGAAGAGCTTCTTCATCTTTCTGAATCGCGTTTCTTACTTTTGCCCGCCGCATTCGATTCCGCATCTTTTTGAATGTGGACGAAATGCCGGCCAGAAAACTGAACGGCTTCCGTTTTCTGTCTTTGTGTGTTCTGGCCATATTCATCACCTGGAAATTTCTGGAGAGTGGATTCGGGCTGATGACTACCGTTTCGACAAAGCGATTTGGTATGGACCGCTTTCGACGCCTGAGAGTCCGAGTGATGTACTTATCGCTTCGGTGGGCAGCTAACGCCCTGCGTAACTTGGCGGCCGGAGAAGACATGAAAAAACAGGACACGAAAGAGACCGCCGCTCAAGTTGACGCATTTGTTCTACAGCATTACCGGACTGCGGTTGAGGTGGAACAGTGCGCCAAATCATGGGTGAAGGACGCCCGACTTCTTGGCAACGTGCGAGCTGAGGACATTGCGGCGATGTGTGAGCATTACCGGGCGATGTGTGAAATGATTGAGCCGTTGGCCCCAATCTTCGCTGCGGACGGCATTAGATTCTGGGTCTGCCCGGCAGGCTGTGATGATTCGGTGACGTGGGATGACGAAGGCATCGCGACGTGCCAGAATTGTTTCCGATCGTCAAAACGCTGAATTGCTGTAGAACGCCCCTGTTCAGCAGGCGGCGACGAAAGGTATTCCTATGAAAACACGACGAGGATTCGCCGCTCTGCTGCAACAGATTGTTAGCTGTCTTTGCGTGTTCGGCCACAGATGGGGTGGTACCCACGAAAGTCGGTGCATGCGGTGCGGAGTGACACGAGTGACAGAGCGGTTGGTGCGGTCACGAATCCGGCAGAACGCACCGAATCATTCTGTTGAGATGAGCATCAATCGCATCACATCAGCTTCTCATGATCGAATCGCTTAGCCTGGTCCGCATGACTCCGGCGTCCTGTGAAATAGCCCTTCAGCTTCCTCTGTCGCTCAGCCGCCGCGTCCGGAATCGTGCCGTCGAATCGCGGAGTCACTCGCCCGCACCAGTTCGCACCATCCTCGCCCAGGTGGAGCACTTCGAACGGTGGACGCACTTTCGATGCCGGCTCCCATTGGAACTGAAAGAACGAGTCAGCCCCGCCTGCGTGCTTCCAGTTGGTCTCATGCCACGGTGGAGCTGGCAAGTGGTGATCAGATCCGTGAAATATCTGTGAGTACCCGGCCCACTCATTGACGTTCCGATGGATCGGATAGCGGCACCATTCGGATTCCTGCGGTATTGGCTTCGCGAGGTCTTTGAACATCCGCCGCATCGGGGTATATAGCTTGCCAGGTTCGAAGTCATACTGGATCGACTTTGGCCATAAAACGTCGGCGTCCATCAGGCATAGCCAGCCGTCGCGACCGATGCTGTCCAGAGCCCACTCTAACGCTCGCCACTTATTGAAGTCGGCACCGTCAGCGTAGAACAGGTCAGTTTGCCAGACATGGGCGAGGTTCTCATTCGCGACCTGTTCCGTCTCATTGTCCGTCATCGACGTCACTACATGCACTTCGCTGAAGTGGTGCCGGTTGTATGGCAGCGTGACGGCCAGAAAGTCCGAGTAGTCAACGCAGACAATGACGGCATTATCGAGCATATTTAGTCCAGTCGCAATCTCTGCCGAGCGTATTGCTCATTCTTGAAGATCACGTAACTTCCGGCATTCACCTGAGCCCTTCGGTCCGACCAGCGTCACTTCGCTGCCCCTTGCAGGTACTCGGTGAATTTCAAATCGTGCGAGTCCAACTCATTGATGTCCGCCACAATCTGAACCAGCCGATCTTTCTTCTTTGGCTTGTAGATGTCAGCATGAGTCACTGAAACCTGCTCCTTCTGCTCGCTGCCACCTTGTGCCAGAGCCCCATATCCTCGCAGTGGGACTCCGCAAGCGAAGCAGTGAAGCCGAGCCTGGTTCGCAAAGTCTTTCATGCCAAGCTTCCACCAGTCCGGATTCGTCGCTACCGGAATTCCGGTGATCGGCCATGCCGGGTCGTTCTGGTGGAGTATCGCCTGAGCTGCGGCGATCTCGCAGAAGTAGCCGTAGAGTTCGCCTTTGATCTCGCAAACCATCGCTGACCAGTGTTTGTTGATGTCGCAGTTGGCCGCTTTCTCCCAGCACGCCTCATCGTCTACTCGTGATCCAGTTCCCCGGCAATACGGGCAGTTTTGCAACTCACCATCATCGTCATGAAGATCGCCGGTCCCTTTGCAGACGTTGCACGCCTTTCGGAACACGTCCTGCATCGCCACGTACGGCGGCGAATGCCGTGAGTCCTTATCGAGCCCGAACGGTCGAGACTCCGGCCAGTCACGCTTGAACTCGTCGTATGCTTCCTGAACCAGGTGGCAGTTCAAGTTGCTGCAGCCCGGATCGAAAGTCTGAGCCATGATCTTGCCATGTCCGCGCGGATGGTTGCACCAGATGCCTGTCCGGTTCTTCGGGATGTACTTCCGGAGAATCTCACAGATGGACGGAAATTCAGGGTGCAAACTCGGATTTCCGCCAAAAATTCCCGTCACCCCGAAGTAGTTCCGAAGCGACTTACAAGCCAGTTCGAAGTTTTCCAATGAGATGAATGATGCCGGGCATCTCAGGTTGCTCCCCTGAGTGCAGCCAAAGCATGCCAAGTCACACGCCCGAGTCAGGTGAATCTGAATCACTCCGCCGCGCGGCTTGCCTGCTCGCCGTTGTGACGGCGACACCATCTGCTGCAACGCTTCCTGCTCTCTCATTGATTCGCTCCTGAGTAGTTGTCACGGCCTCGGAATTCCGCCGCGTTGTATTGCCTGCTCCACTCCCGCTGGCTGGCTTCGAAGTCACCTGTCAGTTGCAGGAACTCCCAGCAGTCGGCCCATTTACCATCAACATACTCCAACGGCAGATAATAGGTCCGGAACGATGGCAGTATCTTCGACAACATCGCGTTGACGTTGTCATAGTAGATCGACGCAGCCGCCCGGAGCTGCCTGCCACGGAGTTCACTGTCTTCATCGTCGACCGCTGCAATTGGCCTCTGAAGCCATTGCAGCGAGTAAGCGGCCATCGACTCTTCGCAGTTCATGATCAGAGAATTGACGGTCGCTTTTCGTTCGCGTTGCAGATGAACCCAATACGCCCCCGGATACTTCCGGAGCAGGAGCGGTATCTCCATCACCAACTGCGATGAAACTTCGATGTGGTTGTCCGGGTACTCGTGATGTTCTGAGAGACCGGCGCGGGACTCATGCCCTACCGTGAATCCCTTTGCGTGGCTGAGTGCCTGGTAGGCCGTGCAAGTGCCACAACGGCCAGTGCCCGTGACGAAAATCCTCATTCAATTGTCCCCTGTGTAGATCAGTCGAAGGTTCTCAATTTCACCCGCAAGTCGTGCCGTTTCGAATCGATAGTCGAATCGTTCAATAGCTCGCTTTGCGAAGTGCTCTTGTCGCTCTGGATCATAATCGACGATCGCATAAGCAATCTGATCCTCAATCGCATGGATTGAATCCATCGGATTGATACGGATCAGGTTGTCGTCAATCTCAGGAACGACTTCATCGACGGGCATGTCTGTGATCACACGGCAACCGCAAGCGACTGATTCAATGATCTTCCGCAGCAGATAGCCATAGTGGCTCGCCGTGCAGAACGACACCTTATACCTGGAGAGCATCTTGAGGTACTCCGGAGTACAGCAGCCTTGCCGGTGGTAACCGGGATGCTTTTGATAGTCGATCGTCTTGAACGCTCGCAGGTTGTTGACCATCCGTTGCCGCAGTGGATACGCGCCGGACACTGCCCCTGACAGCAGGCACCGATCGAGCCGATCGATTGAGTATGCCGGAACGTGAGCAGGGTTCAGCGTGTGGTACGTTCGAACGAGGTGCTGAGTCCGGACGTAAGGAGCCAGATGGGAAACGATCGTCGGGTGATAGTAGACGATCCAGGCATGACAGCCGATCTCTTGTGCGGAGTCACGATGATACTCTGGCCGCTGATGTGAGTCCTTCAGAATCGTGAGTTTGAACACGTCGTCGCGTTCACGGAGTGCTTCAACACCGGTGAATCGAGCGGACGCATCGCGGAAGTCTTTACGCTGCACGTCCCATTCACGTTTATCTTGCAGCACGAGCGTCTGCGGTGAATATCTGGCGAGCAGGTCGGGGACTGACGTTGAGCCTTCCGGAAGCCCATGCCCGCAGAGCGTGTAGCCTGCTGACTCCAGTCCATCGAAAATCTGCCAGCCTTCGTCAGTCGTATGAAACTTCATCGACTCGACAGCGAGCCCGAGCTTACTCTGGCTGCTGTTCTTCGGCGTATACGGCGGTGATTCCAGCGGCGGTATCGTCGGCTTCGGGTGCCGGCTGCAAATCTCCTGCACTGTCCTCAGTTCGTCGCGTCTCATCTACTTGCTCCGGCAGATCAGTTGCTTGCGAATCCTCTTCACGGTGAGTCAGGCCGGTGATATACGGCTCGAACGATGTCGCCTGTCGATGAACTAATCGACCGACAGTGCTTTCCCCTTCGCGGTGCTGGACCAGGCTTGTGCGGTGAACGTACTCGCGAACTCCGACACGGTTCAACGCCTGAACAACTGCCCCGTCGATGTTCTTCGTTGGGTTTCTGACCGTCAGCGGCTTCTCAGTCAGGATCGGGCTCGCGAGCAACTTCCCGACGACGTCCTTCGAAAACACCAGGCCAAGAGCCCCTCGCCCGGTCTGGAGATCAGTCTCGTCAGTGAGCGTTCTGGCTTCCTTCCAGTTCACATCATCGGCACTGCCGAACAAGTCCTGATTAGAAGGTGCTGTGAACAGGTTCATGTAGCCGTTGTCTGGGCATGGGTTCCGCTCCAGATACTCCCGCAGCCCATACGTGACGATGACGTCATCCTGAAAAATGGCGAACATCGTCGCCTTCGGGTTCCGGACTCGGAGTTCCCAGAGCGTCGCAAACCAGTTGCCGAACGCCCCGAGGGCCGGATAGTGAGTCGTGAGTGACTTGCATCCGGCGACTTGCTCAAGACTGCATAGCTGGTTGCTGTCCAGTGACACGTGTGGCTCATCGAAACCAGCCATCGCCAGATCAGATAGAGTGTATGGAAACGTTGTATAGAGTCGTTGCGTGCAGGTCGTGACGGCATATGCCCAGATCATTGTTTCTTACCTGTCAAGTGCATGACTTCGTAAAGCGACATGGCGAAGTCGAAATCTGCCTCAGTGTCAATGTCGATTGTATGGCGATCACTTTCATACCAAAGCGGTGACATTCCGATATGGTATGGGCAACGCTCCAAAGACTGACGCGTCAACACAGAAAACGTGAACGGCATCAGATACGTGTATTGCAGGTGTTGACTGGACTTGTGATAGTCGCCGAATTGCCACCCGACCGGGTTTCGGTATGAGTCCAACGCAAATTGCTTTGTGCGGTAGATCACGCACAGACTGTCATAATGTCCGACACGGTTGTTCCAGCAATCAACTGCCTCTTTGTATTCGTCAAAGAGTGGATCGCATACTTGAGCCCATGCCACTTCATCAAAAAAATCAATCTGGCTTGTCGTGTGCCGTATCCACTCAGTAAGCGGCGTCTCGTTGTCGCACAACCTTTCATTTCGGAATAGTGAATGAGTCCCGTATGTCGATCGCAGTGAATCAAGTCCGCTGACGTAGTCACTGCTGACGTATATATCACCTTTGTCAAATCCAGCCGCCAGCAGCTTTTCAATCGTAAGCGCAACCAGATTCTTTCCATTGAAGAACGGTCGCCAGTTTTTATTTGCTACCCGCGTGCTCGTTGACTTCGCAGGGACGATCACTTTCATGTTATGACCTTTATGTCTGTCCCATAGACACGATTCAGGATTGGTATCAGGTCCAGCATGACTCTCCGGAATACATCAAGCACGTCGCCTGGCATCGTGTCTTTGTGACACGCTGGCTTTACACCTGTTGCATAGTTGCTGAGGTCGCCACCATCAAGGCCGATAACGTAAAGCGAGTCAAGCGACAAATTCTTGCACAACCAGTGGACAGCGGCGCTCGCCGTGTGGTGATGCGTAATGCCGCCACAAAATATGCGGGCGGATAACGCGGCTGGGTCGCCGTCGCAGGTGTGGTGTTCATATCGAATCCACTTGTGGCCTTCTGATTTGACCCAATCGTTGTGCGGGAATGTAGCTGAAAGTTCGGGAGTCACAAACGTCTTGATTCGGCAGCTTGCATGTGGGTGAAGACGACGGTCTTCTGATGAAGACGCCCAATGAGTAAAAAATGAGTAGTCAACTGCTGTGTCTTTATCAAGAAGATAAATCGCATCGTTGACAGTCGCAATGATATCGGGCTTCAAATCGCTAATCACGTCAGATGCGGCATGCGCGGACGGCCCTTTAAGGGCAAGGATCGCTTTCATTTCCGAACCCATATGCGTGTACCATCCAGAACTGTGAAATCTCCTGGCAGTGACATGTTGACGGCGTCGAGGACTCCCATCTGGCTCGCACAGTAATCATGCCCCCAGAGAAGCCCATTGCCGACCACTGCCCCCCACTCCTGAATGTCTGATGATACCTCAGCATACTCGTGGCAGGCATCGATATAGACGGAGTCAGCTTGTCTTACTTCTAAAGCCGCTTTGATCGATGGCAATTCCAAATGCACGATTTCCAGGTCTGGACGGTGGCTTCGGATGCTGTTGAGCGTCGTGTTAAATACCTGCTTCCACCAGTTCAGACCCAGCAAATGGTTCTGTAAATTATCCCAGTAGATAAAAGGCTCAATGGCAATCAGCTGTCCTTTATCAGGCATCGCTGCTGCCGCCGCAAACAAACTCCGTCCGCAGAAGCTCCCGACTTCAACGTGAGTCTGTGGTTTCCTTTCGGCGATCGTGTCATAGATCGCACCAAGTTCGACCGGCCAACACCAGCCGGGTATGAGATAACAGCTTTCGACAGCTTTCTGACGATCAAGCATGACATTCCCCCGTTCCAGGACAGATAACGATCCCCCGCGTCAGTTCGTGAATGCGACGAGCCTGATGCGGGTCAGACTCAACGAAACATGGCGGCTTTACTCGATGATTTTGCTGGAGAAACTGCGTGTAATGCTTGGCTTTGAACTTTGCCATGTCGTGCTGCTGCCGTTCTCGCAGCGTTTGATACGGTGCCATGACGAGTTGTTGGACCGCGATTCCGTTCCGTTTCAGCCAGCCTTCTGTTTCTTTCCGGTACTTCTCCAGCCGCGCGGTGACAACCAGCTTTACCTTCGTTTTTCGGATCGGATAGAGCGGCGTCGCCGTACGAATGAAGTTCAAGTACCTCTCCCCGTCGTCATCCTCGCCAGGGTAGCAATCTCGGCACAGAATTCCATCGAAGTCTATGGCAAGGCTGTCAGTCATCACCGAGTTGAACATGTTCCATTCAAGGAAATGCGGCCACGGAAGATCGTGAATCCACATGTCCGGCTTCACCCTGGCCGCCGGATTGCAGTAGAGACACGCTGAGACGGCATCCGGGAATTCTTTCTTCACAACCGGCATGACGAATTTGAAGGAGTTGCCGCTCATGCACGTATCGTCGATGACGACAGGCGGCCCGTCTCCACCCGTATTGCCGGTCAGCCGCCAACCATTGCCGGCTTCGATCATGTCGTACGTGCTCTGACGAAAGATCGTCAGCGGTAGATGCAGATACAGAGCTACCTGCGCCGCCACTGGCACGCCAGACCTCGCAACGCCGATGATTCGTGATGTATTAGACGGAATTCGCTGAGCAAGGAGCAGGATGTCGTCTGCGAGTTGGCGGCGTGAGATGAACTTCGGCTTTTCCTCACTCGGATTGAAGGGGCCGCCTCGTTTTCCGCTAAATTTTATACCGCCACGCCCAGATGTTCGCAGTGTCTCTTTCTTCACCGCGATCGTATCCATCAACCGTTCATAGGCCCCTTGCCCTATTGGGCACCGTTGGCATGATCTCATTCCGTGAATCTTATGCACGAAAGTGCATTCGCCCGTTGAATTCGCTGGATCATCGCACTTGTAAATTGATGTTTTTTTGTTACGTGAACCACACACGGTACACGGTGCCTCACGAATAACGTCACCACGGAACTCACAAGGAATATCCGTTGGCGTCAATGCACTAAAAGCATAATTCTGTCGCGGCTGCAATTGTTTCTCTGATCGAACAATTGGCTGTGTTTCGACAGAATCAGGGATTTCACCCCATTGCTTTAGCCATTGCTCACGAACCTCATCCTTAACGTTTTTGCCTTGGCAAATTTGCACCTCACGCGACGATTTAACGACTCCATGCCTTTCGCATATAACGGTTCTTCCTAACGGGCAGTTGCACTCAAATGTTTGCAATGTCATTGGGTAATCCTAACTCGAACCGTATCCTGACAACACAACCCATAACAGGACGGCTGATCTTCCCCACTGGGTGTGATTTCGAACTCCAGAAAAAACGGGGAGCAATTTGCTGTCGCCGGGTCAGGAAAGTCAAACCCTGTCCATGTTGTGCCACATGAATTAGCCGCGATTTCCCAAACTAGAATGTATCGTGTCGGGTCTGGTGTTAAATCATTGACATCAACATCTTCACAAGATAACAATGGGTAATATAGCCGCATGTGTATGACATAGTCGCCACGTATTTCATATGGCAGACCACTGACCGCACCGAACCCGGATTCGCAAATCACCTCTACGGTGAAATCCCATTCCCATACTTGCGATGGACATCGCGTATATCCTGGTGCATCATCGAGTGTCGGCGGACCGAATGGGTCATTCGTTCTTGACACGCCGTCTAATATGTCACATCCATCAACCATAAATGAGGCGATGACAGGTTCCAACTCACACAGATCATGCACTTGCGGGCATGCCAGCGGACACTCTTCGTCTGGCAAATCAAGACACAAACAATCTGCGGTGATCTTCAAAGTCTCCAACCCGAGAATGTCCGGATTGTTTTGAATGACTTCGAAGAAATCGACTTTGCAAGCCTTCTGTGGATTCAGCAGTGGATATGTGAAGACAGTATCGTCGTAGTCATCTTTTGTTACGCGGATTTCAAGCCCGCATAACGGCGGCTCGCCAAGCGCGATAGTAACCTCACGTCGCTCAACCGTCCCGTCCAACTTGCTGAACGCGAAGACAACTGTGTCCCATCCATTGCATCCGTTCCATGACGTTGGTTTACGAAAACGTGATGGAATGCAATCTCCCTCGGTCACATAAGTGAGGCAAAGAGTGTATGGCAGGCACGTGCAGCTATCGAGACATGTGCCGCAATCCGTGTAGATGTTAGGATTCAGAACGCCTGATTTCGGAAACACTCGAAGTGTTGTTTCCAGCTCGTACTCGGACTCCGACAAATCAACTGAGAAGTCGGTCGTTCCTAACTCTTCATATGCAAGTGTGACATAATCGTCACTGTCCACGTAACGAACACGCACAACAAAATAGCATGAGTCACCGACTTCTTCTAAGAGGATTTTCAGATCAACAATGCCGCCGCACCAACTTATCTCAGATTCTGAGAGCCAGCGAGTTCCATTGAGGTGATATATCCCGGTCGAGAATGGACAGCACTGCTCGTTGGTTCGCAGCGTGACGCACATTGTTGCCGGAATGCAACCAGAGCACGCACTGCATCCAGTAACTCGTTCGTAGCATTCCCCGCATGAACACTGTGCTTTTGGTCTTGTTAGTAACACTTAGCACCCCACCGAGCAACACAATGCGGCGACTCGCCAATGTGTTGATTCAGAGTCATACACTGTACATGGATCGTCGCCTTGAAAACGATGTGCAATCCCATTCAATCCGATCAACAGGTCTTCGCGAACATTGAAGAAACACCCGAGTCCATCATAGACGTTCACAGTGTCACCAACTTCGACTGATGATTCGCCGGCACCCAACACGGTTACCACTGCTTCGACGCATCCGGTCTCACAATCCGCACTCAGAATCGTGAACTGAATCGTTCCACCACCACCACCCCCGCCAGTTGTCGCCAGCCAGTTTCCAGACTTGTCTCTTACGACCACGAGCCAGTCCTGATCCAACTGTGACGTCGTCAGGTTGTATACCGTGACTGACTTTTGAATCGGCACTAATACGGGATTGCCCTGGTCGTCTCGCGTGATCTTAAAGATATCACATCGGGCTTTGCCAGGCATGTCACGCGGCGCAACCATAGTCGTTCCAGAACCCGATACGGAACCGACATGCGCGAGTTCCGGGATGCCGGACGACTCCTGCGGATAGGCGATATACACCTCGGGAGCCTGGTGATCCTCGACGTCCCTCGCCGTGGAAATTGAGCTGGAACGGTTCTTCAACAGTTGCGGATTACTGCGAACGATCCGCACGACTTCACGCAACGTCTCGACGTCCTGCTTTGAGAGTGCGTACCCGTTCTCCATCGATCACCTCGCCAGCAATTGAAGAGTGGCACGTATGGCGTCGCCAGTCGATCGCACCTGTACGGCCTGCGGCTCTTCGGCGAACTCCAGATACTGAGTTTGTCCCGGACGAACTCTGATTGTCAGTCCGTTGATCTCTACCATCAGGATGCTGCGTTCATACTTCTCTCGCTGTTCGTCTTTCGCCTCGAGGTCCGCAGGATGCTTCAATTCACAGAGATTGGCGACCAACAGAATCGGATTCTTCCCGGCAAGCCATCCAAAGTCGAGAGTGACATTCTCCGCTGTGAGGTCACGATAAACCCGCTGGTACGGCTGCTCATCAGTGGCGCACCAAAACGCAAACGAGCTACCGAATGACTCCGTTGTTGCGTCGTCGCTGCAGTACGTTCGACTGACGTGAGTGATTCTCGATTGAATCATATGGAAACCGCCAGATCAGATGGGATGCCGAGCAACGTGAAATTCGACTCCGGATACTTTTCAACGGTGATGTATATCGGGTCGATCGCTCCGCCGTAACCGATCGGCAGCGGCTCACCGTTCGCATCCAGCAGGCAGCGGCTATTCTCGTCGTTTCGATCTTTGTACCGGGAATAATGCTGCGGATTGTCCGGGTCTGGAGCGTCACCATCTTCGTTGACGGACTTCAGCTTCCAATCGCTTCCGGATGGTAACGCAGGGGCAGGTGAGCTGCGATTGCCAGCCGCAAGGTCAGCCGCATCAATCGCCCATTCACCGTGCAAGGCTTTCGTGCCCTCATTCAGCAGCTCGCGATCCCATGTGTCGTAGTTGATGTCAAAGACGAACTTCCTCACGAAGTAGAACGTGCAAACGCCGTACAGGACTCGTTCCCATGAGATCGAACTTAGCTTGACTGTGCGAACCGGAAGGCCCCAAAGAATGGCGTCGTTCACCGTATTCGCCATTGACGACAGCAACGGAAGCTCAAGATCGAGCACGTTCTGCTCAATGTTGACCTGCGGTCGCGAGACGTCGAACTCCACAGTCGGCCCGCGAAACAACTCATAGGCCGTGTTCGCGATCAGGTTGCCCAACCTGTCTATCTGAGCCTCTTCAGTCGTTGAGCTAAACGAGCCTGAGACCTTTTGCGGCTCCAGCAGCGGGTCTTCAATCGTCTCGTCCTGACACCGTCGCAATGGCCGCGTTGAGAACGTGTTCTCCACGATCCACCAGCGATTCGGATCGCCTTCCTTTTCCTGGTGAATTGATACCGTCGTGCCCGGACGGCAGAACGCCCAGATATCAATGTCGCCGTCGAAGTTCCACTGATCGCCAGTCTGAGGCAGTCCAGTCGTTTGAATGACGTTTGCCGGCCCGTCAGTGAGATCAGCACGGACAAGATGCTTGATCTTGTATGTGCGATGCCCTTCGTCATCGCGCTCCATGCTCCATGTGCGGTGTCCGCCGTGAACTGCTGTCGTCATTATTCCAGTCCTGCCAGTATCAATCCGCCCTTAGATTTCGCGACTTCAAGCTGCATCTCGCTGACCTCAATCAATCGGTCAAGGCGTTCGGCTGTCTCTTCAGCGTTTGTCTCAGTGGCTCCGGCATTGATGTCGAACGTCGGGTCAATCTGGATTGATTCCCGGAGCGCCGTCAGGTCCGCCGTTTGTCTCGCGTTGCCATATTCCTCCTTGACCGGCGTCAGGTCCGTCAGTGCGAAAGAGCGTTCTATACTTCGCAACTGCGTCAGGTTCGTCGTTGCTGCGACTCGCTCTTGCGGAATCAGATGGCTGATGTCAGGCGTTCTTTCCGCAATGCGAAGTGCCGCGTCCGTTTTCTTCAGGTCACCTACTGTCACCGGGCTGCCTGGTATTGCCGGTGCTCCGGGGAGTGTCGGTGCTGGTGATTTTGCACCGAGCAAGTATTCCTGAATGTGCGAGAGTGCTTCCGATGTGCCACGCGCAACCCCCTGAACTCCGGTCACGCCGATAGTGGCCTTCGCGTTGATGTCACCAAACTTTTTAACGGATTTCGTAGCATCATCGACGGCATTAGCAGCATCACCAATGCCCTTCGGGATGGCCTCACCAATGCCAGCACTGGCGTCTTCTGCAACTTTACTCGCTTCATCAACCTGTTTTGTGATGAATTTAGGGAGTGCTAATCCGTCGCCCATTTCAAGATTGAATTCAGGCAGCTTCGTGAGCTGTGACGTAAACCCGTCCAGTGGGCTCTTTAGATTCGCTGATTCTTCACTGATGATCTTTGCGGCAGTGTCTGCGAAGTTAATGCTCGCAGCCCCGGCATCAATATCCTTGACTGCGTTGTCAAGCATTTTGTTCAGGTCAAGGCCGTCCGTTGCACCAGTGAAGAACCCCTTGAATAGTTCGTAGAAACCACTGCCCATGTCAGTGAACACGGCGACAAGTTTCTTGAGTCCAGAAACGGCAGCGTTCAGCATGTCCACACTGAAAATTTTGACTAAAACGCCCTTCAACAGTCCTTTCAGCCATCCGCCAAATGCGAGGAACAAGCGGTAAGCAATTGACACCCCAACACCGAAATTGCTGCCCATGTTTTGAGCAGTGAGTTTGATCATGTTTCCGATATCAGCCAGCACCGTGCGCCAGTTCGCCGTCATGAATTGCCACAGAATCTGCATGTTCTGTGAGAAGTTCCCGAAGAATCCAACGGCGGAACTAAAGAACCACTTCACCATTTCCAGTGCGTATGTCCATGATTCGGAAGCTCCGATTGTGACGCTATCCCATAGTCCAATCAGATTCGGGCTGAGTTCCGCAAGGTATGACAGGATCACGCTAATTGAGTTGCCGATGAATCCAGACACTCCATTCCACACTGCGATTGCGGACGATTCAAATGATGTCCAAAGATTGCTTGTCCAAGCGTAGAGCATCTTCATGTTGGCTTCGAAGTTCGCAAAGAAGCCAGACACGACGGCAACGTACTCGTTGATTGACTCCTGACCTCGCGTCCACATTGTGGACAGGTCTACGTTGCTCACGAGTTTTGCAATGATCAGGCCGATCGCTGATACACCGGCGATGATCAGTCCGACCGGACTCATCACTGCGGCGAACGCCGCTCCGACAATTGAGACGACTGGAACAACAGCGAGAAGAATCGGTGCGATCGTGGCCAATGTCCCAAGAAACCCCGTAGCCATGCCAGCGGACGCCAGCACCATGCTGAGCGTTCCAATTGCATCAACGATTCGCATAAGCCCGCCGCCCATTGATCGAATAGCTGTGCCAGCACTTTTCGCACCGACCTTCACCGCAGTGAATGCCGCATTCATTGATACCATCACAGCACGTGATGCGAGCTTCCCAGCAGCGGAAAATGCCGGAGCGATTGTTGTCGCCGCGATCTGAAACCCCCTCGCAATCCGCTGAGCGTCTTGACTGAAGAGTGCAACGACCGGACTCATTCTCTGTTTGATGTTTGCAATGGGTGGGCTCAATCGAGACCAGATGCCAGAAAAGATCACCTGTGATTTAGTTGCAAGGCTTGAAAACGCACTCAACGCAGGTTGACTGAGTCGTGCCGATGCACCGCTAATTCGTTGTGTCGCCCGCATCACAGTAGAAGTGACCGATTGCCACGTGTTCTTACTGATTGATGCGATTGCCGCAGAGGATTGCGCCCAGCGGGACTGAATTGCCTGTCCGGCAGAAATGCCAACACCAGAAACCTTCAACCACGCGAGTTTTATCTTATCGGCGGCCAATGTGGTGATTGACACCACTCGCTGAACAAGTCCCGGAGCAACAGCCACGAGATAATCGTACGGACGCCGGAGCCAATAGCCTGCCTCAGCACCAAACTTCTTGCTCGTTCCGATGACGGACTGAACAATACTGGTCACTTGAGTTTGCCAGAGCTTTGCTTTGACAATTCCGCTCGTCCAGATGTCTCCAAATGACAGTCCGCTAAACTGGCCACGTAATCTGGCTCCAAGACTCGCGACGGCTACTATCACTCCGGCACTCATCTTTACTGCCTGTTGAGTGACCGTGAAAAACGATTGCCCAACGAATCTGGACCATCCGAAAATAGATTGCCCGGTACGAAGCACTCCGGTCGTGACAGCCGAACCAATCGTGATGAATGCGTTCACTAATCGTGCGGCTGGAGAAATCAGAACAAGGAATCCGCTTTTTACTAACCCGAGGACCATTGGCAGCCTGGACAACACAATCAGTGTCGGCCCAATAGAAGCCGCGATCGCTCCTGCGATGACGATGAACTTCCTGCCTTCTGCCGAAAGACCTCGCCATGTCGCCAGACCGATATCAGCCAAGTCCAGCATTCCAGTGCTCAACGGAACGAGAATCTCACCGATTTGAATGAGGATGACCTGGAACTCAGCCATCGCTTTTGCCCACTGGAATTTCGTGGTATTAGCGGCGGCAGTGAACGCCTCGTCAACGATACCGGCTGAATTCGCGACGTCATTAAACACTTGCTGAGCGTCAGCAGCGGCTGCCCCAGTGAATTGCAACGCAGCCGTCAAACCCTCTGTATCCGTGAATAGCTCATTGAGGCGAAGACCGGCCTTTTCCGCTGCCTTTCTAATGGTCATCAGAGTCTTCGGCAGCCCTTGCTTTCGTGCCATTTCCTGGATGTCATTCAACGAGAATCCCATCTTCTCGAAGTTCTTGATCGACTCTTTCGATCCGCCAACAAGAACGTTGAGGACACCCTTGAGTCCAGTGGCCGCGAGCGACGCGTTACCAGTTGTCTTCGTGAGAAACGCCAATGATCCAGCGACCTGATCAAACCCAATGCCCATTGAGGACGTCAGTGGGAGCAATTGGCCAAGTTGCGGCGCAAACTGCGACGCTTCCGCTTTACCAGCGCGTACGGCAGCAGTCAGCAGTTCAGTCGCACGAGTCGCCGAGAGATTAGAGTGCCCGTAAGCATTCATTGCTGACGTCACCGCATCAGCGACTGACTGCGTCCCGCCCAGACCTGCCGATGCTGCTTTCGCCGAAACCCCCAGAGCCTCTACTGCGGCAGCTCCGCGAAGCCCTGCGGACGTGATGAAGAACATCGCGTTTGCCAGTTCAACGGGCGCTTTCCCGGTCTCAATCGCGATCCGCTGAATGTCTTTCGAGAAGCCTTCTACGGTTTGCTCAGAGAGTCCGACAAGACCAACCATCTGACTCAGTGCTGATTTATACTCGCTGACCTGTGAGCGGGCAGATGCGGCGATCGCCACAAGCGGAGCTGTCACGAATAATGACAACTTGTTGCCGATCGATCGCGTTTGTTCGGCAATAGATTTGACCGCTGATGCCGTTGTTGCTTCAGCCGTCTGGAGCATCTTCTGGTAAGACGATCCATCACCAACGAGCCGAATCACCAGTCGCTCAAGTTCCGTTTCCTTCGCCATCTGTCTCTACCTTTCTACCGAGTCGCTGGCTCCAAATCGCCTTTGCGATGGCTGCTCGTTGAGCGATCGTTTCCGGGGAGACAGGCTTTGCTGGCTTTGGAGTCTGGAACGGAATCTTGAAGGCTGAGAACTTCGGACACTTCTTTGCAAATGACCGCCGAACCTCCTGAGCGATCTGCATGAGATAGTGATCCGAACGCGTCGGCTGATTCCATTGATCATCAAGCCACTCATTCCAGGCTAAAAACTCCCGGTGAGTATGCCGCTCCATGCAATCGCGGAGCGGCATGTGTAAGTGGCTGGCAAGACGGAACCACAAATTCATCTCAGCCTTTATTCGTCGTTTCCCTCGGGATCCTCGCCGTCGAGTTCGTCGAGCTTCGCCTGAATATCGGCAGCCTGCTTTTTCAGGTTCTCCGGAGTGTCTTTGTCATCGAGCCCGCTGATTCGCTTCGCCTCGGCTGCGATCGCCTCAACGATTCTGTGAGGCCAGCCTTTTATGACGGATTCTGGAACCTGTTTGCCTTCCGAATTCCGAAGGCAAAGTGAAATCAACAGAATGTCTGTCTTGACGATGTCCACGCTGACACCAGACGGCTTCCCGCCCTCAAAGCGAGTGGCCTTAATGGCCGCCGCCTTGTATGCGTTAGCCGCATCGCCAGACGCTTCGTAAAGCGTGTATTCGTGCTCGCCAACTTTGACAGGAAGCGTGACAGGTTGCAGACCGGAAAAATCCAGTGACGTACTCATAGTGTGCTCCGAAATGTAGTGCAGCTAAATTCAGTCTCTATGCGATGCTCAATGGTGCGAAAATAACCCCGCCCGGTGCGAATAGGCCGGGGACCGAAACCTGATCGCCCGGACGGGGCCGGAGCATCGCCGTTATGTCCCAGCAACATTGACCAGGACTGGGGCTTCTTCGCCCTTCGTTGTCGGGTCTTGATTCGTCGGGACGATCGTGCATGTCGCTTCGGGCGGCGTCCCCTCTTCCAGTGCACCGGGCTCGAACGACTTCAAGAATCCGAAAAACGCGTACGTGCCACCATCAGGCAGCGTGATCGTGATCGTCGTCTCGACGTTGATCAGATTCAGCAAGTTGCTGTAGACGATCGGGTCGTACATTGCACTGAACGACATCTCTGTCAGTGTCTTCAACGCCCGTGGTGACATCGTCCGAAATGTCACGTTGTGCATCGTGGTTGTTTCGATCGCATCCCCACCGTCCAGGCCGGGGGGAGTCACCGACATCTCATACAGCTCAACGTCCGGATCACTCGCGAACGTGACCAGTGTTTGGTAGCCATCGGTCAGCTTAATGCCGCCCGGTGACTGTCTAGCTGTTGCGGAAGGAGCAGTCATAGAAGGGGTCTCCGATTAAAGTTGTCGCAGGTTGACTGTTACATTCAGTGAATACAGCAACCGCTGATTACCTGTCTCATGGCCAAGAGTGTTGATTCTCTCACCACGTAGGAAATTGTGGATCAGATAAGTCACCCCTTCGAGACTCACCTCATCCTCATACGCTGCATCAAACGCCGTCTGTATCGCCCTTGCCTTCGTTGGGCCCGCTACTGGACTCGGATCGCGGAGCAATACTTTGATCCCGTATTGCTCCTGAACCTCTCTATCCGGCATCGATTTGCCAGTGACCTTCCCCGCAGAGTCGTAGATTGCGATCAGGCTGTCAGGTCTATCTGGTCGAAATGTCGAATATATTGGCCATGAACTGGCAGCAGCCGGATCAGTCCCGAGCCCGTTGTCAATCATCCACTGTTGCACTATTGCTGATGGCTCGTGAGAGAGTGTTCCGCTCATGATTTCGCTCTCCGTTCTGCTTCAGCCCGTTCGGGAGCTTTCTTCCCGGTTCTGCGAATTGCTTCCGAGCGATCAAATGCCGCGACCGTTGCCGCTTCGACGTTTGCGTAAGTATCCGTGAAAGCTGATGCTTTGAGTGCTCCGGTATCGACCGGTGTTCTGGACTGCGACTCACGCTGAATCAACAACCCACCAATTAGCAATGCCTGTTCAAGCGTGGCTCCGTTCTGCATTGCCTTCGGGATGTTTTGCTGAACTCGACTCTCTGCCGCGCGATAGCCCTTGAGGAGATACTCCACCTCGCCGACAGGATGATTTGCCGGGACTTCATGGACATACAGTGCATAAGCCTGAGTGTGCCCGACGACAACGTCAGCCTTTGACGCTGCCTTCGCGTCTACTTTCAGCTTTCGGAACTTCCGAAAAAGCGATTTAAGTCCGTCAACAATTCCCATCAGGCAATCTCCGGAACGGCATCGTTGAAACGAGATAGCTGAGCGGTGTATCGCACGTTGCGATTCTTGATGTCCGGGACTTTCGATGTGTTCACGACAACGAGCAGTCCGGTCGGCTCCGCTGGCAGGTCAGCGAGTGCCCCTTCCCAGACGATCGTCCCGTTCACCAGAAGCTCGTCTGTCACCATCGACGCACTGATTGAGATTGTCTGATCTTCTTCCTGGAACGAATCATTGAGCCCTTGTCGCAGCCTGACAGTGAGTTCTTCACCCGCTGAGACTGTCGCCCGTCCGTAGCGATTCGTTCCCGCTGGCCGGTAGATGACAACCGTTTGAAGCCTGTCCATTGTCTCGAAAGCTGGCATTAGTCGCGGTCCTCATATGCCAGCTGTGTTGACGGCGGCTTGCCAAGCCAGACCATCTGGGGCACTCCAGCATTTGAGTCCATCGCTGCAAGCGTTCCGGTCCAGTCCAACCTCTTCGCCTGTTGACCGTACAGCGTCGCGTCGAAACCCATCTGCGTCTGGCCCTGAAAGCTGCCAGAGGCACCGTCAGTTGAGCGTGATGAGTAGAACTGATCAGAAATGCCGTAGTAGTGAGCGGCCAGCCAGCGTTCGATGATCTCCAGCATCGTCGAGTCGATCGTGAGCCCTCGCCCGGACGCTTCCGAGCTGATTCGATCGACGACAGCGGTCGCAGTTGCGATGAACGGGCTGACGTCCGTCGCTGCTTCTGCGTCGTAATTCGGGCCAAGAATCGCCTGGACCGCTGAACTGCTTGTGCGAGCCATTAGACGTCCTTCTGGTAGGCGATCACTTTGCCGGACGCGAGTTGAATCGACGTGAATCGACCGTAGATGATTTGCCCCGCTGAGATTGTCACTCCGCTGAGGCTACTGAAGTCAGTGAGATCGGTGACTGTTCCAGACGTGTTGAATACCGCATCCGCGATGACCTGCACCGCGAACCAACACTGATTAGGTCGCAGTGCAACGTCCGGCACAGTGTGGACCGTCGTGTCTGTGATGACGTTGCCACCATCCTGACCAATTGTGATGTCTGACATATCGCTACTTTCTTAATGAATCAGCCGGCCAGTGATTTGCGGTTTCGAGGTTGTGACTAAACGGACGGTCGATGTCTTTCACGGATTCCCCTTCGCCTTCAGCCGGACCACATCGTCGCGAACTTCCTGCATCAATTGCCGCATTGATGATATATCTGCCCGGATGTCAGCCCTGATTTCTCCGATGGAATTGAGTTGTGATGCCCGGCGTATCTGCTCTTCATTGATTCTCTCTGACAGAATTTTCGCCTCGGAAATCGTGATGCGATTGTGCTCAACCTGCGTCGTCACACTGGAAGCGTTCCACGCCACGATCGCGGCCTGACCGATCAGTGAAAAGGTCATTGCTAGTGCGCCTCCAATGATCCATTTGCGGAACTCCTCGAACTGCTGACGCAAGTCGTTGATCTCGTTATGGATTCCCTGCCCAGTTTCTTCGGTCATCAGGTTTTCCAGTGCCAGCGATGACATGTTTTTACGATACCACTTACAGATGGAGTTAAGCCCGGCGGTTGGGTTGCAGCCACCGCCGGGCTGTTTCATTTTTACGGCGTCAACATCCTACAAACCGAGACCGAGACCAAGTGTGAGTGTTGTATGGAATGAAAGAATGTCAGACGGCTGAGGCTCCTGACTACAGAACCCCATGAACACGACGCAAGCCGCGTCAGAGCCGTTGGAGCCTGTCGAGAATCCGAGCGTGATAATTGATTCCATCAGGCAGTCCTCGCTGAGCTGGTAGGAGCGGTGGCCGAATCAAGCGTGATCGTTGCAGCTGTTGTGCTGCCGTCGAGTTTCTTCACTGTCAATGCCGTCCCGCTGATCGCGAAATCGTATAGACGCTGCTGGATGAGCAGTAGAGCCTGTGCAAGTGTCGGGGCGATGCCGTCTGCCGCGTAGGATTCGGTCATCTGCGTGGTCAGCAGGTCAGTGATTAACGAGTCAATTGATGTTTGACTGGACCTTGCATCCAGAATCAGGTCGAGGCGACCACCATCTACCCAAGCGGCCTGAAGCTCATTTGTGTCAGCAACAATCGCCGCAAGTTGCGTCGAATTAGAATCGATTTCACTACGGATCGCTGCTGCTGTGACCAGGTCCGTATTGGTCGTTGTGGTGGCGACCGTGGTGACATTAGCTACCGTGTCAGTGGCCGGATCAAAGTAATCCGCCGCGACGAG